GTAAGATGCACTAGAAACATCCCAAGCTGTACTTAGGTCGTACTCATTTACTTCGTCTCCAGTAGACCCAATAACATACATCTTTGTGCCATCAGGTTTGAAGAAGATACCGGTTGGAGTTGCTTCTTGAGCAGCAACGCTAAAGTTCTGCAAGTAAGATGCTGAAGTTACATCCCAAGCTGTGCTTAGGTCATACTCATTAACATCGTCTCCAGTGGACCCAATAACATACATTTTTGTCCCATCGGGCTTGAAGAAGATGCCTTGTGGAACTGTTTCTTGAGTAGCAACACTGAAGTTTTGTAAGTAACTAGCTGAAGAAACATCCCAAGCTGTGCTTAAATCATACTCATTTACGTCGTCCCCAATGGACCCAAGAACATACATTTTTGTCCCATCAGGCTTGAAAAAGATGCCTGTTGGAGCTGTGTCTTGAGCAGCAATACTGAAGTTCCGCAAGTAACTGGCTGAAGTTATATCCCAATCTGTGCTTAGATCATACTCATTAACATCGTCTCCAAAGGTCCCAATAACGTACATCTTTGTGCCATCCGGCTTAAAGAAGATACCTTGTGGAGCTGTTTCTTGAGCGGAAACACTGAAGTACCCTTCAGTAGGATAGTCAAAGCTGGCAGCGCTTACGTCCCAAGCTGTGCTTAGGGTGTAGGAATAGACTGCATCACCTGTTTCCCCCACGACATACATCTTTAGGCCATCGGATTTGAAGAAGATGCCGGTTGGAACTGAGTTTTGAGCGGAAACACTGAAGTTCTGTAGATAACTGGCCGTAGAGACATCCCAAGCGGTACTCAGGTCATACTCATTAACATCATCTCCAGTGAACCCAATAACGTACATCTTAGTGCCATCAGGTTTGAAGAAGATACCGGTTGGAGATGCTTCTTGAGCGGAAACACTGAAGTTCTGAAGGTAACTAGCCGTAGTGATATCCCAAGCTGTACTTAGGTCGTACTCATTAACATCGTCTCCACTGGACCCAATAATATACATTTTTAGGCCATCAGGTTTAAAGAAGATGCCGGTTGGACTTGATTCTTGGGCGGAAACACTGAAGTTCTGTAAGTAACTAGCCGTAGTGATATCCCAAGCTGTACTCAGATCATACTCATTAACATCATCTCCAGCAGCCCCAATAACGTACATCTTAGTGCCATCAGGTTTGAAGAACACGCCGGTTGGACTTGATTCTTGGGCGGAAACACTGAAGTTCTGTAAGTAACTAGCCGTAGTGATATCCCAAGCTGTGCTTAGATCATACTCATTAACATCGTCTCCACTGGACCCAATAATATACATCTTTGTGCCATCAGGTTTAAAGAAGATGCCTTGTGGAGTTGTTTCTTGAGCAGCAACACTGAACCTCCCATAAGCAGGTGGCTCTGCATTAGCTAGGTCATAGCCGTCAGAAATATACAGGCCAGTTAGCCCCAACGTAAATCCGAGGGCAGTACCCGTCGTAGGGGGGTTGCTAAACACAAACGTAGTGTCAGCCGTAGGGGTGTAGCTAAACACGTTGCCCGAAGTCAGGTCAAGAGTTGTGCCTGTGATCGTTCCCACGCCTTCGGTGTCAAAACTGGCCTCTTTTCTAAAGCCTTGATAGCTGCCAACACCAGTCGCAACAGCAAGCCGATCCTCGTCGGTGATTACATAAATCTGACCCAACAGCAAACCATTGGCTGCGGCCAGTGTGTTCAGGTCAGCGCGTGACCCTCGTTTGTGTTGGACGTCTGGCATTTAGAATGTTCCGCAGTCTACCGTTTCAACGGCCAATGTGACAAACGCGTTTCCCGCATCTTTGGTCATAGCCATTGATGTGTTCATGCGCAGGATGCCGTCAGTGCCGTCCGTGCCAAAAATAAAGCCCGCGGTTCCACCGTCAACAACAGACACTTTCTCGTCAGACGATTCCGCGGGGATGTTGAGCGCAGTTTTAAACGAGTTAAACGTGATCCGCTTTTCTTTTACACCAGCGGCACTAGCGTCGTGCATGATGAGAAGGTCGGCCGCCCCGTCAACAGAAGCAAGCGCATCAAGGGCGTCAATGGCTGGCACGACAGGAACCATTGTCGTGGCGTCTGTTGGAAAGTGCGCCGTTTGTCGGTCGGTCGTAAAGAAAACCTGACCGGGCAAGAGGGACGACGAAGGTAGGTTTGCAAAGAGGCCGCGTTTCTGCTGTACTGAAGGCATTGGGATATTCCTTTGTGTTTTAGTTGAAAGTTCCGAGGTCCAAGGCGCCGTTTACAAACAGTCCCGCCGCGCTTGTGGTTAAGAGATTGCCCGCCTGAGGGTCGATTGTGGGCGTAGATGTGCCAGACGGCCCCTGAATGCCAACGGTGACAACAACGGGGGGCGCGGTCTGCTGAACTACAACAACAGTCATCGCGTAACCTCTTTGCTCAAAATGACAAGCCCCTCAAGCCACCGGGCGGCACTGGTTGCGCTGGTCACAAATTCCAGATCATAGACGCCATCTGTCAGGATCGTTTCGGTTTCCGCTGCGGTCAGCGTCATCGTCACGACGCCGGTCGCGCCGTCAAATGCAAGCCGCCCGTTGGCAGTGGTCAGGTCCATAATAACGTCAGAGGATGCCAGAGTCTGGCGAATTTGCATACGCCCGGTCAGGCCTGTCAGATCAACAGGCGTTCCGCCCGCAGTTTGCAGGAATGTCACGACCTCCGAAAAGTCAGAGCCTTGGTAGATTTTCAGATCAACGCGTGCCGGAACAACGGTCATTTGCTCACCTTCACCATCCAAGAAATAACAAATCCGGCTGAGTCCATCGGGATAACTTCTTGCACGGGCCAATTCACGCCGTTGATCGTCATCACGTCGGACGTGCTAGGGGTAATCGTGACACCATGATTTACCAGCGAATAGACTTGCTCTTTTTCACCTAGTGCCAAGCCAGTCCGCTGCGTGTATGCCTTGGCGGATGGCTTGGCCGTGAAAGTGTGAACCACTGGCGCGCCCGGCGTAGGGTTCCATTCCGGACCTGTGGGCTGCCCTGGCCGGGTTATGGTCACATAGGCCGCCCCAAGCCCATCTCCCGCATCACGCCCCGCCTCAGCATAGGCCAGCGCGACTTCTGCGGCAATGGCGGCCCCGCTCATACCAGCCTCGGGCCGGTCGAGTAGCCGTAAAGCCCTCCGCCGATGCACTGGCGCAACATGGTTTCAATCTTGGTGGATCTTGGGATGGACGCGCCGCCCTTGCTGGCATCGCCCGTCGCGGTCCATTGAATGTCACCCACCTTGGTCAGAACTTTTTGCTCGGCAGGCGTGAATGTCTTGGTCCAGATAAAAGGTGTCGCTACCTCGGCGATGGCCGCCTCATATGTGGCTTCCACGACATTCGCGCTGTCAACGGTGCATGTCGATCCGTCCAGATATGTGAATTGGATATAATCTGACGCCCTGACAAGCGCCTGCAAGGTCGCGGCGGTGTCAGCGATTACCGTTCCGCGCGCGCCCGCGTATGTGATGAGTGCCGCAACGTTGCCGATCATGTGACGCTCCAATGAAGGGGTGGGCCATTACAGCCCGCCCGTTGATTATTTCTTGCCGGTTGGCATGACGGGCTGTGCAACCGGCACAAGCCACCCGCTGCTGATCCACCCGGCAACACCCTCATTCTTTGCCAGATCGGCAGAGATTGAAGCGTCGCCGCCGAGTTTGACCTCAGTGCCGTCCGGCAGAACCAGCGTGCCAGGATATGTGCTGGTGTGCTGTGCCATGTCTACAGGCCCGTGCCGTACCGCACAGCCGCCGGAGTGCGGATGCTGACCGGCGCGAACCGGAACGCGCCGTAGGTCCGCACTTCAAGTCCTGCCTGTTGAGGGGCAAGGAACATCAGCGGCATAGGCATGTGCAGTTTCACCACGCTCGGATCGTTGCGGTAAACCACCATCTTGTTGGTCAGGTTGTAGTCAGAAAAGATGTTCAACGGCAGGCCGGTTTGAGCGGTGTAGACGTTGGCGCGCCGGATGAAGTCCAGAATGGTGGTGTCGCTTTCCGGTGCAAGCTGGCGCGTGGCCAGATCACCGAATTGAGCGATTGGCAACACGATAGTGTCAGCAACCTGCGTGCCAAGACTGGCCGACTGGATGCCGCTCAACAGGCCGTTGATGAATGACAGGATCGCCGCAGGGGTGGACAGTGCAAAGGTTGCCGCAGACGCAGCCGACGTGATGCCCGTGGTGTTGAAGAACCCTTCAATACCCATATCCGCGTTGCCGATCAGCGCAGTGCTGTTGACCAGCATCTCATACGCCATCCGCGCCGCATTTGCCGACTCAGTGGGCAGGTTCATGCCCAGTTGTGCCGCCGCGCCGATTTCCTCAATCGAATAGGAATACATGACGCCCGCCATATTGACGGTCTGCTCAAACTTGCCAGTCGTTACATCAACGCGCGGGATGTCTTCCCCTTTGCCGTTGATAAACTTTGCGCGCCCGACCGAATCTTGCGTGAAGAACGTGACGGATGCCGCAAATTGATTTGCCGACGTGTCCACCTGCATCAAGCGAGGGTAAAGGATCGTCGGGTATGGTTTGCGCATCACCTCGGCTTCGATGTGGCTGCGCTGCGAAATGACGAAACCCAAAGCTGCGGGCGCGTCCATGATCTGCGTGTTCATTATATTTGCTCCTTACGGCAGATAGACGCGAACAAGATCACCGATCCCGCCCGAAGTTTCAAATTTTGCCCCGGCAATCGTGGTGGCAAGGCCATCACCGATCACGCCGGTCGCGGCGGTAAACGTCACGGCGTCGCCAGGATCAACGGCAGTCGATGCCGTGACCCAGACAGTGCCCTTGCGCAGAATACCGGCCATTTCGCCGACGATATATTCATCGCCAACGCGGGTCTTGTCGATAATGGCAATGCCTTCAAAGCCGGTGCCGCCAAGTTTGACCGCTCCGTCAATAACACCGTCACGACCGACCACGCGGCCAAACGCAACTGCGGCAGTAGTAACCCGCTTGGACACCACGTCTTTGACTTGCTGACCCTCGGCAATCATACCGGGAAGGCCAAGGGGCATTGCAGCAACAGCGGCCCCGAATGCGTCTTGAATAGGCATGATTTATGCTCCTTTGCCAACGGATTGAAGATAGGCCGTGCCGAGGCCCTTGACGTATTCGGCACGCGCGTCGGTCGCAACCGTCACGCCAGTTTTCAGCGCGTCGGCCACAGGGTCACCTTTGGCAGCATCCTCTGACAGAATGTCAAAGCGCGCATCGACATAGGCGTCGGATTTGCCAGCAATAGCCGCGTCACCCAGAACAGCCAATACGGCGGCTTTACGGATGGCAGCGTCAGACAGGCCCGTCGTTGCCAGGTCCTTGGCGATTGCCTTGGCCTTGCCGATCAGATCAGCCCGGGCCGCGACCTTGGCGTCAAGATCCGCATCGGACAGGATCGACTTGGAAATTTCAGCAATCTTGGCGTCCTTGGCTGCCAGTTCGCCGTCTTTGGCCGCCATTTCCTCAGCAGCATTCTTTTCGGCGGCTGTCATGTCCTTCATCAGCTTTTCAAGCGCCTGCGCGCCCGCGTCGGTCGTCACGACGGAAAGCCCGTCAATCTGGACTGTCCGCGTCTGAATGGCGTCTGCCATGATTGCGTCCTTTTCGTCTGTGATGGGGGATGCGCCCCACCGCGCTACAGTGCTTGGTTGACTGTCACCGATTCTTGCCATTGGTCCCGCCCTACCGGCGGAGACTATAGCAATGTGGTTTCCTACAATGTTCGTTTGCCGCGCTTGATACGCGGTTCCGTCCGGCGCGATCCCGTCGCCCCAGACCAATTCCGACGTGTAGCCGACCGACAATTCGCGCTTGCCGTCCTGCACCTTGCGGATTGTGGCGGCATCGGTCAGCTTGATCCCGATGCGCAAATACTCGCCGTCGCGCAGCACTTCCTCATTCGTGGTGCCGACCGACACCATACGCGCCGTGTCAGCCGTGACCAAATCGGCGGGGTGGTCGTCAGTGACTGGCAGCAAGCCGAACGTTTGCAGCGATGCCTTGCGGAACACTTCGGATTCATCCCTGTAAACTGTCACCTTGTCCAGGTCGGGCCGGTCCAGTTCCACGCCAAGATAGTTTTGCGTGCCGATGCGGGCGGTGCGAACATTGGCGACCAGATACCCTTCGTCTGTGACGCGGGCACCTGTAAGCGTGGCGGCGTCTGTCATTTTCATTCGTCTGCCTCCACCACGTTAAAAAACTCTTTCACGTTGCCCTCAAGCCCCGGAAACGCGCCGCTTTCGGTCAGCGTGTTTACGATTGTATCCGCAAGCGCCTCTTGTGGCAATATATCCATATCATAAAGCACTTTCACACTGTCAACCAGAACTTTGCCCATGTCGGCCCGTTCTTTGGCAGTCGGCTGGAATAGCGGACGCCACGTCCAATGCAATTCGGGCGGGCGATTGCCCAGCGCCGAACGGATCAGGCATTCATTCAAAATTTCCATTGCAGGATCCAGATCAAGCGTTTGCATGACGCGGACCCGATCAAAATAAACTTTCTCATCGCCCGCGCCGGTAGCGTTCATCCCTGCCGCCGCAATGCCGAATAGCCGGGTCATCGGAACGCCCGCCGCAGCAGCGACCATCTGCATGAAGCGGTCGATGATGTCCGGCAGCGTGGCGAAGCTGGCGGTTTTCTGATCGTATGTGTCTTCTGAGTCCATCAGCAGCGCGCCGTTGATGCCCTTGCCGCGCGCGGTCAGGCTGGTGCGGGCAAGGACAACAGCCTCATATTCCGATCCGCCGCTTCGCAGCCCTTCGTTGAACCCGTTGATGCCGATCACGTCAATTTTAGCCTCGAACACAAGCGACGCAACGTTGGCAATGGTGGCGTCCAGGTTCCGCACGGCGCTGATCGTGGCGTTCAGCGTGCTGTCACCCCATCCGGGATGTGCAGAATATCTGTCGTCAGGGACTTCTTCGCCCATGGCAATGACAAGGCGACTCGGGTGGATTTCTACCGATGCGCCGGTGGCGGGATTCATCCGATACATGATTGGTTTGCCAAACCCCAGCAGGCGCGGGTCGCGCTGGATTGCCCCTGCCGTTATTTCCGACCGGTTCAATACGGCGAGATATTGCAGGCCACCCGTGCCGATCCGGGCAGGGTCCAGCGGCTTCGATGCGTCCAGGTCGCGCGTGCCGATATAGATTGCAGCGCCGCCGAACAGCCGGGCGCGCTTGAGGTTTTGCATCGTCTTGCCCTGCAAGCCCAGCCGCTTTTCCTCAGCCTCGATTGCTGTGATCTGTTCCGCATCGGCCTGCCATTCCCGCCATTCGCGGGTCGCATCTTCTGCGGGCAGGTCCACGACGTTACGGGCAATGGCGCTGGTGCGATACATGGCTACAAGCTGATCGTCGGCGATTGTGGTGTTGTAATAATGGGTGTGCGCCGCCTTGTCCCGGTCCGTTCCGAGATTGGCGACGATGTTGCGCAGGCCGTCCATAATACTCATATTGTTCCAGCCCATGAATTATTTACGCCCGCCAGCATGTCAAACGCGCGTGTCGCGGCGTCGATCTGGTCTTTGAACTTGCCCATCGGGAACGTTGCAGCCTCGTCCAAGAAATCACCATTCCAATCGCCTGCCACAATGTCCACGTTTCCGGCTTCGACCTGTGCAGCCAGTGGCATTGCGCGCGTTTCTTTGTCGCCCGTCTCAGGGCTTGACGTGTAACTGTAACCCATCAGCGACGATTTGAGAAGATGCAAAGCCCAGGACTTGCCAGCAGACCCCGGATCCTGCGGAATTGAGCCACGAACCGCCCGCCCATCGGCCGCCGCCGTGCTGCCCAGCAGCCGCTCAACACCCGCCGCGTTCACCCGGTCTTTGACAACGTGGGCGATGCAAAGACGCTTGTCCGGGCCGATTCCCAGCTTGACGCCAGCCGTCCTGGCCGCTCCGGGATCGTCAGTTGCGGCCAAGTCCCATCCACGCACCCACCGATAGCCCGCAGGCTCCGCTTGGATGACGCGAAAGTCGGACCGCTTGAACATGCCGCCGCCGCGTGGTGCAGGGCGCTGTTGAAGCTGTCCGGCGGCGGCGTAGATGCCCATCGTCTTTTCAAGGTCCGCCACTTGGTCCTCGGGGAACCGATCAGGAAACAGCAGTTCGCCTTCGATTGTTCGCGGATCGGTATAGAACGGCGTGGAGCATCGCCGATCCGATTCAAACCGCATCGGCAGGCAAAGGTGGGTGTAGCCTAAATCAATTGCCACGGCAGAAACGTCAGACTCGTGCAATCGCTGCATGATGATTACAATCGCGGAATCTTCATTGTTGACGCGGGACGGCAAGGCTTCCCTGAACGTCATAACGCCCGTGGCAAGTTTCTGGACGCTGTTGGCATCCGCAACGCTGTGCGGATCGTCGATCAGAACCCTATCGCCGCGCGAGCCTGTCATTCCCTCGAATGCCATGGCTTCCCTGAACCCGGTCTTGTCGTTTTCAAACCGCAGCTTGGCGTTGTTGTCGGCCATCAGATTCATTGGCCAGCGTGATTGATACCATTCCGACTGGATCAGGCGACGGCATTTCATTGCGTCCCGGACGGCCAAGTCTTGCTTGTGCGCCGTGCCAAGGAATCGCATGTGGTGTAATTCTTTAGGCCCCCATTCCCAAGCGGGCCAGATTACGCCTGTTAACAGCGACTTCATGGTGCCGGGCGGCACGTTCATCAGCAGGCGGGTGATGTCGCCCCGCGTGACGGCTTCCAGGTGCGCACAGATGGCGTCCAGCGCCCAACCCCACTTGAGCGGCGTGGACGGCTCCAGGACGTGCCAAGCGCGCCGTGCAAAGTATGCCAGTGATCGGCGGCACAGTTCTTTTTCGGCGGCAATGATGTCAAGCGGTGTCAGTTGCATCGCCAAGCGCCACAATTTCCGCCAGGGCTTCAGGTGACAGGCGTGACACGTCCAGCGCGGCCTTGGGCGACATGCTGCCGTCCTCACTGATCAGGTTCACGTCAGCCGTTTCGCGCCACCGGGCGCGCGTCTTGAGCCAGAACGTCATTGACGCTGTGTCGCCGCCTTTGGCTTTGTTGAACAGCGCGCCGCCGATTGTGGCGTTTGCTTTCGCCATCGACAGGTCCAGTTCGTCGCGGTAGTGCAGCCGCAATGTCTTTTTGTCGATGCCTATCACGCGGGCGATCATGTCCTGCGTCGTGCCGACCGTCGCGTGAAGCTGCACAAGCTGGCGCTGCGCATCGCTTGGCGCGTGCTGTTTGCGTCCACAGGGGTTTTTAGGCATTCCGTTCATGCGTTAAATATAGCGCGGGTAATTATTGTTGACAAGGTG